TGCCACTTCCCGGCGTTTAGACGCGATGGGTCATGGCCCGCAGGTTTTCGACCTACAGGCTGTTCAGCAGGCCGTTACAGATGCCCTCGACGACATTCCAGCGCCGTTGGTGCCGTTGAGTCCGTTGACTCTTCATCAGGCCATTTGCGGAGATCCCCGCAATGCCCTGATCAGTCCCAAGGACGATTCTAAGGCCGTCGGTTATAACCTCCGGCTCCAGAACATCAGCAAGTCCCAGGCATTTAACCGGGTTGAGGAGGGCGTTTATGACGTCCACCCTAAGGTGATGGAAGACCTTGCCCGCATAGAAGCGGCGATGGAGAGGGGGGAACCCCCCCTGATCTTCGCCGCCGCCACGGTTAAGGATGAACTGTACACCAAGAGCAAGGTTGCTGATGGCAAAGTCCGTTACTTCTACGTGATGGATGTAGCCGCCAACCTTTACTTCAGGCAATACGTTCTACCTCTTCTCACCTACATGTTGGTTCGCCCGTTCGACTCGAGCATTATTGGCGTGATTAATCCTGGTTCCCACCAATGGGGCCAGCTCTACAATCACTTACACCATTTGCCTGAGACCGTTTTCTACGACAGCGATCAGAGCAGTTACGACCAACACCACGCGGTCATGATGCCGTTTTACATTAACTTCATGAGGCGACTAGCGCTCAAGCTGGGTTACACCCCAGCTCAAGCTGAGAGGGTCGCTGACTGTATTAAGATGATGTCGAACTACATTTTGGCCATGGAGGGCAACCTTTTCCTGGTGATGTCGGCGTTGTGTAGTGGACGCCCGGACACGCTGGTTGCCAACTCTGTCATCAGCAAGTTGTCTATGTACTACTCGTTCCACCGGGAGCGCATGCGGTTGCAAATACCGTACGTTCACCCTAGGAACCATATAGTCCTTGCCAACTGTGGCGACGACAACATCACGGGAGTCAGCCGGGCTCCCTGGTTTACGGGCGAAGTCTTTCGACTCAACCAAGCCGAGTTGGGTTATGTCGTGACGGACGCTCGCAAGCTTCCCGTTATTCACCCTCGTCCCTTCTCAGAGATTCGCTTTTTGAAGCGTTTATTTGAGTGGCGTGACGGGATTTGTTACGGCCCGATCGAGGAGGAGTCGATTGTAAAATCGCTCTGTTACTTGGTTGGGAAGTTCTCATCGGAGAGTGAAGACGAGAGGAACTTATCCACTGCGCGCGCAGCGGCGCGCGAGTGGTTTTTGCATGGCAGAGAGGTTTTCGAGTCCAGAATGGTTCTGTTTCAGGATCTAGGATTCGTGCCGGATCTGCCCACATTTGACGAGCTGCAGGCGGAATATGATCAGGGTTCTTTTGAATGCTGGTCTCACTCGCCTACCGCTCTGAGGGGAGCAATCCCCATTCCGCCTATTGAAGTCGACGGCGTTGTAGTCGACCTCGGGAGCAACGATTGGTTACGCCCGCAGGGAACTCTTACCAGTTCATCTCCCTGCGGTTCGCTTTCTAGCTCTCTAATCTCAGAACTGCCCGAGCCGGTGCCCTTGGAGGAGGGTCCGGTGGTTCATTCCTCCCCTACAACTACATCTGAGATGATGGGAACGCATCAAAACGTTCCCCACGGAGTCGAGACCGTGAATGACGCTCCCGACATATCTGCCAGTGACGAGGTCAAGCTCGAGGCAGACGGTGCCCCTATCTTGTCCGTGTTTGCCACGGCCAATGACGGTGTGGAGCACCCTTTTCCCACCATTCCTTATCGTCCATTTGAGAATGATTTCGCACTGTCCCAGTTCTTTGAGAGGCCCC